AAAAAGAATATAAACTTTAAGTTAGAGCAAAATGAATACGACTTCCAAAGCAACGTTTCATTTGACCAAACTTTATTTAATCTTTATTATAAATCCTACATTCAAAAAGTATTTAATTCAAAGAATAGAATCACAAAGTTAAACGGTAATTTACCATTGAGTTTTATGCTTACTCATACGTTAGCAGATAAAATTATATTTAATGGAAACAAATACATTATAAATAGCATTAAAATGAATATGAATACAGGTAAGTCAGATATAGAACTGCTTACAGATATAAAGGTTGCTAATGAGATATTTATTACTGCTGCTGCTTCAACTTCAACATTATCTTGTGCTATATCGGATACTCTTATAGATAAAAGAATATTTTACAATCTAAATACTTCAATAGCTAATGGCATTATATTTTATGAAAATGAAAGTCTTAGTATTCCATTTAACGGAGGTGGAAGTTATTATAAATTAATAGGATTAAATAAAACTATACAAATATCCTCTACTGGATTATCTTCAAACCTTACAAGTTGTTAATATGATTAGAAAAATAATAGAACTACTGAATACAGATGATTTCTACGGAAAGCACGAGTTAATAGATATTGCTAAAGGAAAATACAAAGCAGCGAGTAACATAAAGGAAGCAAAAGAATTACTAAAAAGAAGAAAGAATGGCATTAGACGCTAAAAGTATAAAATACGAAATAGAAATAACCGAAAGAGGATTTGTTAAACTTACTGAAAAGATTAGTGGATTACAGAGGTATTTAAAAGATGCTAATGCAGCTAGTACAGCTATAACCAACAATTTAAAAGAGCAAACAAAGGCACACGGTAGAACTGTTGATGTAATACAAAAAGAAATAGCATCACAAAGAGCATTATTAAATACTACTGCTAAAACTAATCAAGAGTATACACAAGGTTCTTTAAAGATTAAAACCTTAGAGAATGAACTCATAGAACTTACTAAAACACGAACGAAATCACAGGGTAGAACGCTTGATGTAATAAAAAAAGAAATAGCATTACAGAAAACTTTATTAAATACTACTGCTAAAACTAATGAAGAATATTTAGAAGGTGTTTCAAAGATTAAAGCCTTAGAGAATGAAATTACAGAACTTACTAAAACACGAACAAAATCACACGGCAGAACAGCTAATGTAATACAAAAAGAAATAGCATTACAAAAAGAGCTATTAAATACTACTGCTACAACTAATCAAGAATATTTAGAAGGTTCTGTAAGAATTCAGACTTTAGAGAATGAACTTAGGGAACTTACCAAAACACAAAGCCGAGTAAATGTTCAAGGTAAGTTGATGAGTAAACGTATGGGCAACGTTTCTACATCTACTGGTTCTGCAAGTGGTGCAGTAGTTGAAATTAGTAGAACTATTTCGGATGCTAACTACGGTATGATTGGTATGGCTAACAACTTACAACAGTTAGCAACTCAACTTGTTTTTATGAGGCAAGAAGCAGGAGGTGCAACTAAGGCTATTAAAAATTTAAAGAAGGCTATATTTAGCCCTACTGGTGTTTTGATTGTTATTAGTTTGGCAATTACTTTAATGGAAAGATTTGCACAAAAACAAAGAAAAGCAAAAGAATCTACTGACGAATTAAACAAATCTTTGTCGGGAAAAGCAGGGCTTATCAATTCTTTAGAAAACTACGCAAGAATTTTAAGAGAATCAACAGAAGGAAGCGATGAGCAATTTAATTCATTAAGTAAATTAAAGAAAGAGGGTTACGACCCATTAATAGGTTCTCTTGAAGATTTCTTAGAAGCTAAAAGAAATATAATGTTGTTTGATATTGCTGAATCAAAGTTCAGAAAAGAGATTGAAGAATCTCTTATAAGCCAATTAGATTTACAAGAACAAATAAACGCAAAGCAGATAGAAATAGATAAAGGATTTAAAGACATGGTTGTTGGACAAGGTGGAGTTACTGCCGAAGTACAGGAGAAATCAGCTAAGGCAAGATTAGAAAAGTTAAAAATTCAACAACTTAATACCGTTACTTCGATAGAAGGTACTAATAAAAAAATAAGAGATTCTTTTAACGAATTATCTGAATCTTTAAAAGGCAATCCTTTTTATAGCGTTTTATTCGGGGGTAAAAGTGAAGATAAAGTTGACGTTGATGATGACACTTTTAATTATGTCGAGGGTGTAGAATACGGTATAGAGGAACTTGAAAAGTGGGTGGCTGAAAACGAAACAAGGCTTGAAGATTTGTTTAATAAAGTAGAACCGAATACAGACGTCTTTAATCCCAATGATTTTGTATTCTTAGAAGAATTTGATTTTAATCCCGATACTGACCCCGAACTTCAAAATTTATTAGAAAGATACAATAGAATGAGAGAAGCTGACGAGGAATACGCTTCTTTCAAGAAAAACCTTACTCTAGGAACATTAGATATGCTTGAAAAATCTTTTGGAGAAGAAACTGCTATTGCTAAAGCTGCATTTATAGCTAAACAGTTAATATCTGCCAAAGAAATATTTCTTGAAGCTAAGAAAGTAATTACATTTTCCAAATTAGAAGCAGCTAAATCAAAAGCTGCTGTTCAAGCTGGGTACGCTCAAACCCTAAAGAAAGGATTTCCCGAAAATGTGCCATTATTAGCTGCTTATGCTCTACAAGCTGTATCTATCATAGGTTCAATAAAAAGTGCTTTTAAAGAAGCTGATAATGTTGCTTCTTCTGTTGCTGGTGTTAGTGGTGCAGGAGTATCAAATATTCAAGCACCCGATTTTAATATAGTTGGTGCTTCTCAACAAAGTCAATTAGCACAGACAATAGCACAATCAGAACAACAACCTATACAGGCGTATGTAGTGGCAGAGGATATTACAACTGCTCAACAATTAGATAATAATATCATACAAGGTGCTTCATTAGGATAATAAAACAAACGTTTATATAAAGGTTAATTTAATATGGAAAGAGTAATCGAAATGTTTATTGACGAAGAAAATGAGATGAGTGGAATAGAAGCCATTTCAGTTGTTGAAAGACCTGCAATAGAAGAAGATTTTATTGCATTAAAAGAACATAAAGAAATAAAATTAGCAGTTGATGATGAAAAACGGATACTTATGGGTGCTGCCTTAATACCTAATAAGAAGATATTCCGTAAAGGAGAAGATGAAAAGTATGATTATTATATCTTTTTCTCGGAAGAAACAGTAAGAAAGGCTTCCGAATTATTTCTAATAAAAGGCAACCAAAACAATTCAACATTTGAGCATAGCATAGAATTAAAAGGAATGTCTGTTGTTGAAAGTTGGATTTTAGAAGATAAAGAAAAAGATAAATCTGTTAAATATGGATTTGATTTACCAATAGGCACGTGGCTGGTTTCCGTAAAGGTAAATAATGATGATGTATGGAAAAGGGTTAAGGATGGAGAAGTAAAAGGATTCTCTATTGAAGGGTATTTTGCAGAGCAATACGAGATGTCTAAAAATTATTCTGCTTGTGATGATTGTCGAGAGGAATTAGATGCTGAATTTGAAATATTAGAAATGTTATCTGCATTATCCGAAGAAGTAGAATTAGAATCCTATGGTGGTTATCCTGCTTCTGCTTCTAACAATGCTAAAAGAGGCATTGAATTAAACAAAAAAGTAAACAACAAATGTGCAACACAAGTAGGGAAGATTCGTGCAAGACAACTTGTAGCAAAAGAGAATTTCACACTATCAACTTTGAAGCGTATTCACAGTTACCTATCAAGAGCAGAAACATATTATGATGCAGGAAACAACGAAGCCTGTGGCACTATAAGTTACTTATTGTGGGGAGGATTGTCTATGAAAAATTGGGTTGAATCAAAGTTAAAAGGATTAGACCAACTAAACTTATCAGAAAAAGTAATAGATGGACATACTGCTTACGATACTGCTGAACAAGCATACGCTGTTGCTAAGTCTAAGGGTTGTGAAGGCATACATACTCACGATTCTGATGGAAAGACTTGGTTTATGCCTTGCAAGAAACACGCAGAATTAAAAGCACCTTGTACAGAAGGTTATGAGATGATAGGTATGAAAGAAAAGAACGGAAGAAAAGTACCTAATTGCGTACCTATAAAAAAGTAATATGAATAAACAATTTAAAACACCAAGTTACAGTTCCCCTAAAAACAATAAGCGTGGTTGCTTATGTAAAGATGGTAGAAAATACCATAAAAAATGTTGTGATGGCTCATTACAAGCACAGGGAATAGGAAAAGTATAAATACAACAATAACCAACGAAAAAGTAATATTAACAAATAAAGTGATTTATGAAAGCAAGTGAGATAGTTGCAAAATTCAAAGAAGTCCTTTTGTCTGCTTCTGATGAAGTAGAAATGAAAGAGGATGAAGTAAAAGAGGAGGTGGAAATGATGCCCGAAGAAGCACCAAAAGCTGAATCGGTGTCTATGGAGGATTTCAACGCATTAAAAGCAGATTTTGCCAAACTGAAAGGTATGGTTGAAAAAATGGCTAATGTGGATATGGAAGAAAAAGTAGAGGAAGTTCCGTCTGAATTAGAATCTAATAAAGAGGTAAAGGAAGAAGTTAAGGAAAAACTTTCTGCTGAACCAATTATTCATACACCCGAAATAGAGATTCAAGAAAAGAAAATGAATTTGTTTTCTCAAAACAGAGCAGAAACAACTTTAGAAAGAATTTTTAATCAGATTAATAAAAAATAAAAAAATGGCAACAAATTATTCAAATGATGTATTGCGAACAAAACCCGATTTCAAGACGGTTATTGCAGCAGAAACATTAAAATTAGAGGACAACGGAAAAACAATTTTGTTAGGTAGTACTTCGGGTGCTTTCACAGTTACCCTACCCGATGCAATAGATGGACTTCGATTTAAGTTCGTAGTTTCAACAGTATCTTCTGCAATTAGAACTATTTCAGCGACAAGTGCTGTTATTCAAGGAACGGTAATAGCTAATGGTGCTTCGGTAGCAGGAGTAGATGAAACCAACATTGCTTTATCTGCATCCTCTAAAGTAGGAGACACAATCGAATTAATTTCAGATGGAACAAACTTCTATCTTGAAGGAACTGCACAAGGTGCAACAGTAACATTATCATAATTTATAAAGAAATATAGAAATGGCAACAACAAACAGTTTAACTACTAGTTACGCAGGTGAATTTGCAGGAGAATATATCTCTGCTGCCTTGCTTTCGGGTAACACCCTATCACAAGGTGGAGTTACAGTAAAACCAAACATTGCTTTTAAGGAAGTGATGAAAAAGATTTCAACAGATGACATTTTAAAAGATGCTTCTTGTGATTTTGACCCAACTTCAACTGTAACGATTAAAGAAAGAATTTTACAACCCGAAGAATTTCAAGTTAACTTGCAATTATGTAAGAAAGATTTTATTTCGGATTGGGAAGCAGGTCAAATGGGATTATCGGCATACAAAAATATGCCTCCTAAGTTTTCAGACTTCTTAATTGCTCACGTTGCAGAGAAAGTTGCACAGAGAATTGAAACTAACATTTGGGCAGGTACTAACGCTACAAACGGACAGTTTGATGGTTTTACAACAATCTTAGAAGATGCAACAGGCGATGATGCAGTTGTCGATGTAACAGGAACTACTGTAACTGCTGCAAATGTTATTGATGAATTAGGGAAAGTTGTAGATGCTATTCCTGTTACAATTAAACCACAGGATGATTTGAATATCTATGTACCATCCAACGTATTCTACGCTTATGTTCGTGCATTAGGTGGATTTGGTTCTATTGCTAACAATGCAGGTGCAAATGGTGTTGATAACAGAGGAACATTGTGGTACAACAACGGAGCACTTAAATTTGATGGAATGAATTTATTCTTAGCAAATGGACTTCCAAGTGATAATATCATTGCTGCTCAAAAATCTAACTTATTCTTTGGAACAGGTTTATTGAGAGACCAAAACGAAGTGAAAGTAATTGATATGGCTGACATTGATGGAAGTCAGAATGTTAGAGTTATTATGAGAATGACGGCAGGTATCCAATTCGGAATTGGTTCTGACATTGTTCTTTACAACTAAGATTAATTAAACGTAATTGAAAGGAGGGTGGGTTTTGCCCACTCTTTTTTTTTAACATCATAAAAGTATGAGTTGTACAATATCGAAAGGGAGGTTAGTACCTTGTAAAGATTCAGTTGGAGGTTTAGATTCTATATTTATTATAAACAACAAAAACTTTACTAAGCCTACTTATAGTGTAACTTTGGGTTCAGAAGATGTTATTGTGGATTTAGCTTCTGAAAAAATAATTAATGGTAATTTTAGCAGCAATTATGGTAATTGGATTGTAGAAGGAGATGTTACTATTGGTGGTGGTGTTGCTTCTTGGTCGGGAACGGATGAACTTTCAAGAATAAGACAATTCAATGTAATGAATACTGGTCAATTTTATACTCTATCTTATCGTGTAACATCCTACACAGAGGGAGGGTTAAGTGCTGTTAGATTTGGTATTGATGATGATAATGGAACTACACTTCCTGTTACAGTAGGCACTCACACCGTTACAGGACAAGCATTTCAAGATAATATTCAGATAAAAAGGTCGGGTGACCCAACGACACTTAGCATTACAGATATATCTATAAAAGAATCTCAAGTTGATTCATTTAAATACGAGTTAAAAGGTAATAGTTCCTTTGAACAGACTATAACTGCATCAAGAGAAAATGGAACATCTTTCTATGACCAATTATTATCACTTACATTGAGTAAACTTACGAAGAAAGACCATAAAGAATTGAAGCTATTAGCTTATGGCAGACCACATATAATTGTAAAAGATTATAACGGTAATTATTTTATGGCAGGTTTAGAAAATGGACTAGATGCGAATGGAGGGACTATTGTTACTGGTTCTTCTATGGGAGATTTAAGTGGTTATACTATGACATTACAAGGTAACGAGAATTTACCAGCTAATTTTCTTAATATAACTTCTGAATCAGAAACAGAACTTACTCTTACTGCTGATGATAGTTCTACGTTTCCAATAAAAATAACAAAAGGAGTTTAAATTAATATAAAAAAAAATAAAATGAGTTGTACATTAAGTTTAGGTAGATTAGTACCTTGTAAAGATTCAGTAGGAGGTTTAAAAAATGTATATTTTGCTGACTTTGGAACATTAGGAACAGTTACTATTGATGACGATAGCACAGGAGATAACGAAGTATCCAATATGACAGGAACAACTGTATCTGCTGTTGCTAATAGTCTTATTCTCTATAAATACGAGTTAAAAGGAAACAGTTCTTTTGAGCAAACTATAACTGCATCAAGAGAAAATGGAACTACGTTTTTTGAGCAAAATTTAACTTTAACACTTACTAAGTTGACAAAGGCAGACCATAAGGAATTGAAATTGATTGCTTTTGGTAGACCACACGTTTTCGTAGAGGATTACAATGGTAATGTGTTTTTAGCAGGTTTAAAACACGGTATGGATGTCAATGGTGGTACTATCGTTACTGGTGCTGCTATGGGAGATTTAAGTGGTTATACATTAACGCTTCAAGGTATGGAAACCTTACCAGCTAACTTTTGCACAGTAGATGCTACTAATGCAGCATTCCCTATTAGTGAATTTGCAGGATTAACAGGAACTAAAACTATAACAGAGGGTTCTTAATGTTAATTTAAATTAAATGAAAAGAGGGTGGCATTTGCTACCCTTTTTTTATAAAACAATTAGACGTGATTAAGTTACATAAGTATGATAAAGTTATTGCCAATTTCAAGTATCCAAACTATAAGTTTTATACCGAGAAGATATGTTTCTGCTTCTGATATAGAAGTTGTTATTATTGAGGATGGAACTAGAAAATCACAAACATTATCCAATCAAACAACAACCGTTTTAGGTAATTTTCTTCAAGTATCATTATCAATTAACATACTTACTGCTGAATCTTCTTACTTTTTTGAAGTAAAGAAAGGTGATGAATTGCTATACAGAGATAAAATATATTGTACTTCTCAAACATCATCAACTGTTTCACATACTCTTAATACTGATAAGTACAATGAATTTGTAGGTAGTGATTCAGAATCTCAAAAATATATAGTTATATGAAAAGAGTAAAAAAAGAATACACTAACAATATAAAGTTAGTTTCTTTGTCGGGTTACGAAATACCAAAAGTGAATGAAAATCAAAAAGGGGATTATGTAGAGTACGGAGAAGATAATTTATACTTTCAAGAATTAATAGAAAAGTATTTAGGTAGTGCAACTAATTCAAGATGCATAAATGGTATTGTAGATATGATTTATGGTCGTGGTTTAAGTGCTACTGATTCAGAAATTAACCCTGTTCAATTTGGTCTAATGAAGGTCATTTTAAGACCAAAAGACGTAAAAAAGATTGTTAATGACATTAAGCTACTCGGAATGGCTTCTATGCAGGTAATCTACAACAGTAACAAGACTAAGATTGAAAAAATCCTACATTTTCCAATGGAAACGTTGAGAAGTGAAAAGGCTAAAAATGGTCGTATAGAAGCATATTATTATCATCCCGATTGGTCAAAACTAAAACCAAGTGATAAGCCTAAAAGAATTTCTGCTTATGGATTTGGTTCTGATAATACTTTGAATGAAATATACGTTGCTAAACCTTATAGAAGTGGATTTTATTACTACACTCCTGTTGATTATCAAGGATGTTTACAATACTGTTCTTTAGAAGAAGAAGTATCTAATTATCACATAAACAATATTCAGAATGGTTTACAACCATCTTTACTATTAAATTTCAACAACGGTATTCCTAATGAAGAAACTCAACAAATTATTGAAAACAAAGTTTATAATAAATTTAGTGGTACTTCTAATGCAGGTAAATTTATATTGGCATTTAATGAAGATAAAGATACTCAAGCAAGTGTAGAACCTATTCATTTGCCCGATGCTCACGCACAATACGAATTTTTAGCGACTGAAAGTAGGGAAAAGATTATGATAGGACATGGAGTAGTATCTCCAATCTTATTAGGAATTAAAGACAATACAGGGTTTGGCAACAACGCAGAGGAACTAAGGACTGCAAGTATCTTAATGGATAACATTGTTATTAGACCCTTTCAAACACTACTTATAGATTGTTTCAATGAATTATTATCTTTTAATAATATTTATTTAGATTTATATTTCGTAACGCTACAACCAATAGAGTTTACGGAATTAGAAAACATATCTACAAAGGTAAAAAGAGAAGAAGAAACAGGAGAGAAATTATCTTCTGAAAAAGTATTTGACAAAGTAAAAAGTTTGTTTTCTTCCGAAAAGAAAGAATTAACAGATGAAGAATGTACTGATATATTAGGTCAATTAGAAGAATTAGGAGAGGTTATATCTAGTGATTGGGAGTTGGTCTATAAAGAAGATGTTACAGATGGAAATCCTAATTTTGATGTTACTAAATTATCACAACCTAAAAGAGATGATGCTAATCCGACTAAAGAATCTAATCAAGATAATTCGGGATATAAAGTTAGGTATGCTTATAAGGAAGTTGTAGAATCTAAAAGTAGTAGATTATTCTGTAAAAAACTAATGTCTTTCAGTAGTAGAGATATTGTCTTTAGAATAGAAGATATAAATATGATGTCTTTTAGAGGGGTAAATAAAAGTTTCGGTCATAAGAAAAAAAATTACAGTTTATTCAAGTGGCAAGGTGGAGTTAATTGTAAGCATATTTGGGAACGTAGAGTGTATAAAAAGAAGGTTTCTGCTGATAGTGAAGTAGATGTATCAAGTGCAAGTAAAGATGGCTTTAAAACACCTAATAATCCAAAAGAATCCTCAGAAGCTAATTGGAATAGAGCAGATAAAGGCAGATACCCTAAAACTAAATAACAATGAAAGCATTATTTATAACATTAGATGAATTAAAGAGAAAGTCTATTTTTGATGGTAATTTAGATACCGATAAGTTAATTCAGTTTGTAGAGGTTGCACAAGACACAAATATTCAAATGCAATTAGGAACTAAATTGTACGATAAAATACAAGCAGACATTATTGCAAATTCTCTAACTGGTGATTATTTATTATTGGTAAATACTTATATAAAACCAATGCTTATATGGTACTCACAAGTAGCTTATATTCCTTTTGCAGCTTATCAAATATCTAATGGAGGTATTTTTAAACACAATTCAGAAAATTCTACTTCGGTAGAACCCGATGAAATAAATATGCTTGTAAACAAAGCGAAAGATACTGCTGAATTTTATACAGAAAGATTTATTCAGTATATGAATTTTAACAGTAATTTGTTTCCCGAATTTATTACTAATCAAGACGAGGGTATGTATCCCGAAAGAGATATAAACTATACAGGATGGGTACTTTAAAAAACAAAAAAGGTTATTATAAACCTAAAGAAATTAACGTTATTAAACTAAAGGAATATTTAGATGGCAAACACGATAAATTGGGGGAAAATATACGAAACGACAAACTTCGGTAGTGGTGTTAATAATAATACGATTGATTGGGGTAAGATTTACAAAGATTTAAGTGGTGAAACTAATTTTGTGTTTTCTATCCAAACAGATAACACAGGAACATCTAATGATAACCAATTTACTTTACCCTTAACAACATCAACAGATTTAGATATTACAGTTGAATGGGGTGATGGGAATAGTGATAGCATATCATCTCATACAGCAAGTGAAGTAACTCATACCTACGCATTATCGGGTGAATA